AGTATATCTTTTGTAAAATACCTTTGATGATTGATTTATCACAATCAATTTCAGATTCATCAATATATCTATTCAAAATAGAAATTGTATTTTCAGACTCTTCAACTTCAAAATCTTCATCAATATGTATTTCAAAATTCTCTACGATTTTGAGTTCTTGAATTCCAGATGAATAAAGTTTATCAATGAATTTTTCAAACTTCTTAGGATCAGATTTCTTCTTTACAATGACCTTTACAATTTTTCCAACATACTCACGAGTATCAAATGTTTGATATGGAGTATCTTCATAGTAAACATTGTAGAAAAGTTTATATGGGTTATTGATCGGTTCAAATCCTAATGTTTCTGTGTCAAAGATATGAAATCCGCGAGTATCATTCACATCGTTCCAGAACATCTCATAGGGATTTCCTAGATAGTAGATTTTCCCGTTGTTCGATCGAGTGTGATAGTGTCCCGAGAAGACAAGTTCGAACTTCTCAAATAGTTCGCTTTCCATACCGTCTTCCATGACGTGCCCGCGATGAGCTCTAAATCCGTTGAGTTCAAGGTGCCCCATCGCACACTTGCAAGATGTATTTTGAATAGATTTGAAAGTAGTCTCCTCATTTTCTTGATTAATCCATGGAACAAAAAGTACTTTTAATTTATCTAACTTAACTTCTTCTACTTCTGAATAGATTTTGATATTATCATATTCTTTGAGAAGGAGACCTACTGAATTGACTGAGTTAGTATTTTTATAGTATGCTGTGTGGTTCCCAACAATCGTGTGAACAGTCACACCCATTTGTTGAAGGCGATCATAATAGTTCTCTTTTGCCCATTCAAGTGCCCAAAGATCAATTGATCTACGGTTATCAAAAGTATCTCCCATATCGACAACAGTTTTGATATTGTTCTCTTCCAGATATGGAAAGAAAACGGTATCATAAAACTTTTTAAAATAGTCGTGGAGAAACTTGGACGATTTCCTAGCACCAAAATGCTGATCTGTAATGATCGCAACCTTCATCGATTCTTGTAAGCAATATTGTCCTTGATCGTATTATAGTCGGAACTGCTGCCAGAAAGCAAGCTATCGTCAACCATCATTACCTCATCAAAACCAGTCCGTTCGATGATCTTGGTCTTGATTTCAAGTTGCTTCTTTTCTTTCTGAATACGACGGAGAAAAGCGTAGTGAATGATTTGAGTAAAGTATGCAAATGGATTCTTTGACTTCTCTGGATCAAAGTTATGAATATACTGGACGCAGTTTTCAATACCATCAGAGATCATATCATCCCGAAACATATAGTTCACAAAGTTCGGTTTGTATGAGAGGTGTGTAGCGATTTTAAGAAAACATTCGCCAAGATAGTTTGAGATTGGTGGTTTACCTTCCCAGTGCTTTGCTCTTTCTTCTTTTGGTTGCTTTGTAAGATCTTTATCGTAAATCTTCAAGTATGACTTTTCAACTTTTGTTCTATAAACAATCAGTGCTTCAAGTAACTCCTTGTTATTTACATAATGTTCTGATTTCTTTTTGGACATAACATCGGTCTCAGTAGATAAATTTTTGTTATGTTCATTATAGCATACTTTGGGGGCTTGACAACATTGGAAATTATGAGTAGAATCTCTTTGTTCCCGTTGAAGATCAGATTCTAGCTTTCTTTATTATCTTTAAGGTCTTTACGGAAAATATTCTCCAAAGTCTTTCTAGCATCTTCAACAGAAGAGATATATCCCATTTTATTAGATATCTGAACCTTACCATCTAGTTCAATATCAACATCTTCATCATTAATATATCTTTCGTAAAAGGTTATCATTTGACTTTCTTTTACTTCAGTCATAGTAACGATCTTATCGTACTTAATGATAAAGAAATCATCAGATGGTACTTCCATCCAAGGTTTTACTTTAACGTACTGTCCTATGTGATTAGTAACAACTTTCATTATGACAGGATTTTGAAGTATTACAATAGGATCCCCATCGTTATCATCAACGCATATTAAAGAAAATATTTCTTCACCTGTAACAAGTTTGATTGCTGCGTAAAACTCTTCTCCCATTAGTTTTTTAGCGGTATGTTTACAATATCATAGTTAAAGTTTTCTTCGTTATAAACTTTGATTCGCTCGATTAAATGATTGAGTGTATAATTTTTTCTTGACTTATAACTGATATCATCGGCAATATCATATAAAGTCGCTTTTGTCTTGTTGTCTCCTTTTCTTAGAACTCTTCCAATTGATTGGAGATTTCTAATTCTTGATTTACTTGGAGAAGCAAAGATAACATTATGTAGGTTTTTAATATTAATGCCTGTTGAAAAAGTTCCGTAAGAAGCAACAATGATTGCGTTATTTTCTTTTTCGGTAATTTCTCTAACTTTTTCTCTGTCTTCTGTGTCTACTCCACCGTGTACAAAAAACACGTGACGATTTTCATCGATATTCTTATTTATGAGTTCATATAAAGGTTGACCATGACCTTCAACTCTTGAAAAAAGAATTAAAGTATTACCTTTGAGATCAAGAGCAAGATTGCGAATAAACTTGTTACGTTTTTCATGATTGATGATATATTGAACTTCATCCTCAAAGGTCTCAAACTTATTTGGTGGGTGTTTCAATAGCAGTATATTGATATCCAATTTGGCAACGTGACCCTTTTGCATTAGTTCTTCTGTTCTAATGATCTTGTATGAAGGGCCAAATAAACCTTCTAGAACCCATTTGTGAGTTTGTGTTCCGTCTAGAGTTCCTGTAAAACCGTAACGAAATTTAGCATCAGAAAGTTTTGTCATTATAGATACTAATGACTTTGATTTAAACTGGTGTGCTTCATCTCCAACGACCACATTGAATCTTGAAAAGTATTGACGCGGAAGTTTGTAGATGGACTGCCAGGTTGTAATGATCACCTGAGAGTCAGTTTCCCTCTCCTTTCCTGCGTATATCTTGTGGCAGTATGAACCCACGTCCCACCCATAATCTGCAAAGTCTTTATACATCTGCTCTACAAGGGATGTCGTTGGAACGACTATCAGAGTATTTTGTCCTTTCTCAACGTAGTATCTCACAATCGAATATATCATCAATGACTTTCCAGAAGCAGTTGGAGATATCAACAACTTTCGATTGTGTCTTAAAGCGTCGTATACTCCCTCAACTTGGTACTCACGGGGAGCATACTTGCAAATAGAAGTCATATAGTCTTTGACTCCTTCCTTTGAGATATGTTCGTTTACTTCAAAAGGAAGTCCATAGAACTTATTATTTGTAAATTCATAACTATAATCATGAGTCTCACAAAATCTTGTAATTTTATCTAACAAACCTACATAAATTTCACCAGTCTGCGTATTAAATAACCGAATTTTTCCATCCCAGTGCCTGTTACGGAACTGGGGCATAAACTTGGCACCTGGTACGTCAAACGTGAACTGGTCTGCTAATTCATAATAGACGTGAGGTTCTGCTTTTACCTGGAGATAGACCTCATTCTTTTTAGATATAACCAAGTGTGACATAAGTTCATATCAATACAAAAATATTTATTGCCAATAAAAAAGAGGCATTTCTGCCTCAGTTAAATCCTGCTTGGAATCTATGCCATTCAATGGCATTTTTGATTTGATAAGTTCTATTTGAAATTGTTTTGATTACTTCTTCTAGAAACTTTAACATAATGTCATAGTATCTAATTTTGAGATCTATCTTATTCAGTTTCTCATCGGCATCCATATGCCTCTGCAATGCCTCTTTATCTCTAACCTTGTACGGGAAAGGTTCTTCTTCGTAAACCTCAATAGATGCCTTTCCTGTATAGTAATTATACCGTTCGAGTTTTACCTTATTGTGAGTCTCTCTTGCACGTTCACGCAACAAAGTAATCGTATTGTAAACTGTATAGTACTTTGCGTGCAATTGTGGAATTTTTAAAGACTCATCGTGTAAGTTATCAGGATCTATGACAGAATCTTTCTGCCACATCTCCTGAATTTGATCAAGATCCATTAAGTCGATGATTTCAGTTGATACACAGTATACTTGAAAGATGCCTCTGCTGTAAAGTATTGAACGTCAGATGCTGACGCATCAAAATCAAGAGAACTCAATGAGACTGGAAATAGATCTAAAAATTTAACCTTTGCAACTTCCTTAAAGTTACTGTTCAAAACACGAAGAGTTCCATCACTAAATTGTGCCTTCATATCTCTTTTGTTTTCAACAGTTGTCAGATCTTTAAATTGAGTTGTAATTTCTGGGAAACCTAATCCAACTAACCAATCATAAATTGTAATATAATTTTCCATATTTTCATCAACAATAAATTTTATAGTCAGATCTCCATAATTTAATTTTTCACCTGGAACATCAAGGTCCTTTAAATATGTTGATTGTCTAGCAACGTCCAAAGTAATTTGTGGTATTCTGGCACTATTGGAGAAAAAATCTACTTTTGGATATCTTGCCAAAGTAAATTTGAATCCAGTGACAGATAAAAAGTTTCTGTTACTAATTTGGTTTGCCCAATTACAATTTGTCATTATTTTTTCTTAGTTGGAACTATTTTTGGAATGCTCATATTTACCTTTATACCCAAATCAGGAATTTTTGGTTATGGTTGTGATAAAGTTTTGACGTAAACTTTTTGTTTACCTGCTTCTATTGCAGTAATATTGGGATTTCCTGTAAAATCTCTAGTAGTTTGTAATGCTGCATCTAAATATACTGATTTATTATGATCTCCAGCTGATCCAAAGTTTCCAGTGTCACGAACAGTAGTTGACGCAATTGGGGCCTTTGTTCCTGGTGCTTTTGTTATTTGTAACTTTGTTCCAAATGGAATAGAAGGTTTAGAGCTTGTTCTAGATGCATATGGAACAGCAACTAGCCTTTGAGTGTCATCAAATTTATGACCACTTGCAGTTAATGATCCGGGAGTATCTGCCTTACTGTAAGTGCTTACAGTTACTGGTTTCCAACCATATCTCTGTTGTTCTACTTCGGTATGAGGACGTTGGGTGAATTTTCCAGTAGACTTATCTAAAACACCAGGTTTATAGTTCTTGTAAGCAAGAACTTTTGTGTTTGCTTTTGGTTTTACTTGTGGTTTAGATGCAAATGGATTCCAAAATTCTAAAATATCAGCATCACCACAAAATTCTTTAAAAGTTTTCATTATCAATCATTGATAATGAGATTAAACCAAGTTTCACTCATACCATTGATGATGCTATCTGCAGATTCCTTATCTTGGGCATAACCTTCACTGATAAGATGCTCAACAACCTTTTCGTAGTTCTTATGAATTTCTTGCGATTGCTTAGGAGTAGGCTTCATTTTTCTACTAGTTTTATTTTTATTTAGATAAAAAAAGACCCCCCTTTCGGGAGGTCTGATAGATATGTGAATCGAGATCACATAAGGTTGGTAACCTTGACTCTTCTGTAGTAACGGTTTGCGTTACGTACCAGACCGTCGCCAGTGATAGCGGTTGTACCCTGTGAGAATGGGTTAGCAACGATACCATAGCGGGTCTTGAAGCCAATCTTGGGCTGGAAGGTGTCCTCACCAACCGCACGTACCATCTGGAGAGGTACATATGGGCAATAGAACAGACCTGCATCATAAGGGGAAGAACCCTTATAACCAACAACGTAGTACTGGTTAGCAGAAACGTTTGCCGAATAAGGATCGATATAAACACGATACTTACCTTGCAGAACACCAGCGAAGGTGTTGCCAGTGTCATCAACGTTCAGGTTAGCGTTGAGCGCAGGGGTGTAATCAAGTACACCAGCCATTGTCAGGGCGGAAGCAACGTCTGCGGAGCAGAGGATCATGTTGCCCTTTCCACGACGAGTTCTTTGTGCGATTGCGTTAGCGTCGCGCTCGATCTGGAAGATAAGACCCTTGAACTTCTCAACTGACCAACGACCGTTAGAGTCAACGTCGAGGTCGAAAGTACCAGCGGTAGCAACGTTTGCCTGAGCACCAGACTCAGCAACGTTATAGATGGTACGGATAACTTCGCGGTTGATTTCTGCGAGGATCTCGGTGCTGAGGATGTTTGCAAGCTCAGCTTCTGCATTCAGACCGTGAATTGCCTTCAGGTCTTGTGCGAGTTCGAGTGAGTACTCAGCTTTCAGTGCTCTGGACTTCGCAGTAACGGTGA